TCACGGCGTGAGCGCAGCACTTCTGCTGCCTTGCCCAGTATGCTGCCAAGAGAGCTGATGTCCTTGCCGACAGCGGAGGTGTCAGCTGGGCGCACGTTCATGAAAGGTGTGGCCAGATCGGACTGCTTTACCGAGCCGACCTCTTGGCCTTGTTGAACGGGTTCTGGGATGCGGACCATTGGCTTTAACTTTCGAACAGTATGTCGTGGTTGTTCACAGCGGAGCCTACACCGGCAGTCAACGCGGATCTGAATGGGTTGTAGCTCTGGCGCTGCAGCTCGAATTGACCTGCCTGCGCCTCAAATTCTGCGCCCTGTATCAGGGCTCTGCGTACTTCGCGATCGATGTTGTTTCGCAGCCTCAGCACATCCAGCTCGCCAGCCTCCACCATAGACTGCACCATGTCTTGTGGTGTGGTGCCAGCGACGTCGACCTCTAGGCCAGCCCCTGCTGTGGCAACACGTATGTCGCCAAGCTGACGCGCCACTGCGCGCCGCTGGTCATAAACTGAAAGCCGACCGCGCAGCTCCACATCGCGTGCGTTGTCCTGTGCGATCTTCTGATTGTTCAGCGCGACGTCGCGGCTATAGGCAGAGCTGCGGCGTTGAGCCGACGCCTGACTGGCTGCACCGGCAGCTGACAGGCCTACACTAAGTGCCGCAAGCCAAAACATATTAGTTACCTCCTAGCTTCGCGTCTGGGATCATTGCCAAAATTGTGAGCGGCAACGGGTCGCGCTGCTCCAGCACAACTTGCTTCTTCTTACCCCAGTCTGGCTTCATTGTCACATTTATGTCGTCGGACGTCATGACGAGGGGTTGGCCGTAGAGCGCTGGCAGCCCGAACTTGGCCTCGCGCATCTGGTCTAGGGTCGGCCCGTACCACATCCCCATGCTGCGCTCGACCTGTACAGTAAGGCGGTTGATGTTCTTTGTGCGGCCCTCAGACGTACCGCTTTCTGCGTACTGACTGAGCGGCAGTGTGATCAGTCTGGAGTAGTAACCCAGACCGATGTGGATGCGCTACGCTGGCGCTGTCAGCGTGATGGCACCGTCTGTGACCACCAGATCCTTCTCCGCGTAGCCGTTACCGGCGGCCACCACAGTTTCGCCTTCAAGGTGCCAGATCCCTGAGACAGTGGTGACCGCCTCCCGAGCTTCGCCACCGGAAGAATAAGCGGCGAAGCCCGATCCGTCGTAGTCAGCACCCTCGATCTGGAGCTCGAAGGTATGCGCTGTGGCGTTGGCGACCGTGTACCCTGTGCCGTTGTAGTTAGGGCTGACGTACTCACCTTCGTTGTATTCGGTGGACACCTCTTTGATGCCGTTGATGTCGACGGTGTCGCCGTTCGACAGGCCGTGCGACGGCGCGGTAATGACGACGGGGCTGGCAGCTGTGGCACCGGTGATGGTGATCGGCGCGTCAAGCGTGAGGCCGCAGTCAACGCAGAACGCGTCGCTCAGATCTGTGAAGTTGTGCTCATCCACGCGCTCGAGGAACGTCTTCGTGTAGCCGTTGATCTTCCGCTCCACCAAGAAATACGTGACGTCGTCTCTGCCTTCCCTGATGACGCATGTGGATTTGTAGGAGCCTTTGGTGGACAGGCGCGTCCACCCGTACACATCCTGCTCTGGCTGAAACGTGAGTACGACTGCGCCGCCGTCTGACATAATGGAGGCGCCCACCGCATAGGGCGATGGTGCAAAGTCCCAGTCTACGATCGTGCGCTGGGTGAATAGGTGCCGCGCCAGCACAGTGATGTCCTTACCGGCGAAGCTGTCGTTGGCGAACTCGTACTGCATCGTGCGTACGAACTCGCCCGGAGCGATGAACAGGGCGACGTTACCGGCCACGATCGGCCTGACGTCTGTGGTGCCGTAGTACGACTGCGGCTTCACGCTGATGGTGGAGGGTGTCAGCACGCCGGTGTCGGAGAACGCCCTGTACTCGCCTCCGCTTGTCAGGAACACGAGATCCGCGAGCGGCACGATGTGCTGAATTGAGTTGATGCGGCGCGCCGATATGGACGCGGTGATGCTGCCGTCGTTCTGCGGTGGCACCGATCGTGACAGGTTGTCGAAGTGCCCAACCTGCGACATCCAGAACCGGTTTGGGAATGTGGTGCTGTTTGCGAACACCCGGCGCTGACCGAAGAACCCGACGGTCGAGGGCTGTAGATCCGTGCCATCAACGAAGTCATCGAATGGGTTGTACTGGATCGGAGGTCCAACCGAATAGTCAGGCCCGAGGTTGATGTCCTCAAACCGTGTCTGTGCTGTCGTACCGATGAAGCCGAGCAGACCGAAGTTGTCGGTGGCGTACACGTTGTAGTACTCGACGTTCGCAGCTTCGTCCCAGAATATCGTGTTCTCCCACTCAGCATCCGCGGATGCGACGGCACGCGTGACCAGCGGGTTGGCAACGCCGCCGCTTGTGTACGTTGTGAACGCAGTGCTGTTGACAGCTGTGCCATCGAGGCGGCGCAAACTGAACGATGTCGGGCTGATGTAGACCGTGGTGAAGCGCTCGCCGTTCACCTCCGTCATGCCGCTGACGCCGCTTATCTCGATGTCATCGAGCAGCTCGAGCCCGTGCCCCTCAGATGTCGTGACGACGGCGGGGTTTGCCTTGGTGATACCAGTGATGGTGATGTCGCGGATAGACGTGCCGCGTAGGCTCTCCTCCTCATTGTCAGAGTTTACAGCTGTGACCGTGTAGATCCGCTCTCTGATGGCTTGAGTGGCGACGCCGTCGCTCGTGTACGTGCCGAACGAAGTGCTGTTGACAACGGTGCCGTCCAACCGGGTGAGGCTGAACGTGTTGGCCGTCAGGTTCGTGACCGTGTAGATGAAGTTGTTGAGCTGCACCATACCGACGACGTCTTCGATCAGTACGCGGTCGCCGGTTACGAAGCCGTGGCCCGTGCTCGTGATGACGCACGGGTTTGCCTTCGTCGCATCGCTGATGACCTTGGAGTTGATCGCTGTGTTGGTTGTGATGTCGACGTTGGATGGCGCTGGCTGCGATGGCTTGAATATCAACTCCGTCAGCGTCCATGTGTCGTTGTCAACGCGCACCAGCTCACGCGGTGTGTAATCAGGGTGGCACAGCGTCATGACATCGCCAGACTGCGCGTATGCGACGTCAAACAGATCCGCGGCTGCCCAAGGTGTGGCGATCTCGTAAGGCGGTGTTGCGGTGCCGCCGCTGCTGTATGCGCCGTACGTGGTTGTCGTGACGGCCACACCGTCCAGCGTCTGCAGCGTGAATGTGTTTGCGGCTGAGTTGTCGACAAGGAAGCTGCGCCCGTTGAGCTCTGTCATGCCGACGATGCCGGTGATGTAGACCTCGTCGCCATCGCTCAGGCCGTGCGCGTTGCTGGTCACAACGCCAGCTCCTGTCGTCACGTTCGTGATGGTCTTGACGTTGGCGCTGTCGAGGATCTGAGCGCCCAGCGTGTGGAAGCGCATGTACTGGTCGCCCATCTCCAGCACGAAAGTCTGATCGGTGTTGAACTCAAATTCGATGATGCGGTAAGGGCCAGAGCTTGCTTTGCACTCAGCGACAAAGCGCTGGCCGGGACGGCTGCGCATGGAACCTGTGAATGTGGCTATGAAGTTTTCAGCGCGCTCGACGCTGACGCTGCGCTTGGTGAGATCAACCCTCGCACCTACAGGCGGAGATACCTCGCCGCCAGCCATGCTGGGTTGGATGACTTTAACCATATCACAGTCTCGCCTTTATCCAGTCAGGGTCTTGCGTCTGTACTTTGCTGACGCCCTCGTTTGCGTCCTGCAGCTTTGCTTTGTTGATGCTTGTCTCGGCGTCGCGTGTCACACGGTCCTTGATGCCGACATCTCCTGTGATCGGCAAGGCAATAGCGGCAGCGATGCGCCAGCTCAGTGCCATGTCGAAGGATGCGTCGAACTCAAAACTGTTGGTCACCTGCTTGCTGTACTCGAACTCAGGCTCGCTTTCGTTGGTCAGCAGAACGCGGATGTCGGAGTTGTTGCGTGCAACGCGCCACTTCAGCGGCTCATACAGATCCCCTGTCGGGTCCATAGGGTTGACGATCCTCCACACACGCAGCGCGTCCGATGGGTACGCGTACATGTATGTGTACTGCGCCGGTGGCGTGCCCACGAGGGCAGCTGGCGTGTAGTAGCGCAGTGCAAAGTTCCAAGGGTGCTCGCGCACCAGCTCGTCTCTGAGGTTGTCAAAGACCAGATTGACCTGCTCTGCTTCTGGTGTGGCTTCGCTCAGACTTGTGATGTCGTAGCGGTCACCCAGATGCTGCAGGGCCATCTTCGCAATTTGTACCTCAGAGACTGCCATAGCTGTTTACACCGGTGCTTTGCGCGCCGAGCCTGTAGTCCGCTCGCGTGCGCTCTGTTTCTTTGGGCCGCGGCCTGTGCCGACGACACGTTCAAGGGCCTCTGGCCCCGCAACGATGGGGCGCTTTACCACAAACTCGCGTGGTTCGCCCGTCAATTCTGCGTTCTTTGCATCCTCTTTGATGTCCTCATCGGGGATGATCTCTGCAGTCTCGGGCAGCAGCTTGTAGCGCGTGACCTTCTTTTCGCCGACCTTGCGAGGCGGCTTCGAGCTGGGGTCCATGACCGGCACCACGATCGTCTCCCGCTCGCCAAACTCTGCTGGCAGCAGGTACGTGACATTGCCGTTCTTCCCGCGGCCCAGACGGCCATAAGCCGGGTGGTAGTACCCGGCGTTATCGAAGCGGACGTTGATAGTGTCTGACATTATCTCTTCCTCATGTTGATAGGACGAGGGCCGCCGAAGCGGCCCTCATGGTAGCTTAGTTGGCGCCGTCGGCGTAGGACTTCCAAGCGGACGGATCAGTCGTCAGAAACGCGTTGATCGCACCAGCTGTAGTGGTAGTCGTGCCGGTGATGCACAAGATGCCAAGGTAGCGCTCATAAGGCTTGGACGCACCTGTGGGCAGAGCGCCCATGAAGATGACGCCACCAGCGTTGAGCTGACTATCGTTGGCATTAGCGTCGTCTGTGACAAATTCCTCTGT